GTTGGGTCTTCAAATAAAGTTCCCTCCATGTTAACTGCTGGTGAGTATGTTGTTAAAAAGAAAATTGTTGATCGACTCGGAGTTTCGGCCTTAGATAATATAAATGAAAGTGGCTCTCTGGATGACTTATTTAATCAGCCAAACCAAGATTCGTTTGATGTATCCACAGAGGGTGCGGGTCCAATGCCTATCTTAACTCCAATGTCTGATGGTGGACTAATGGCTAAAAGTTTACTGCAATCTAATAACTCTCAATCAAATTCTGATGAAAATTCTGCTATACCTAATTCTATTTTTGAAACAGATAATGCTGATTATTCTAGTCCAATTAATAGGCTTTCTGGATCAATTGATAAATTAGATTCCACTGTATTAAAACTTAATCAAGGTAGCTGGGTATCGAGAGCATGGGACAAAACTAAAAGTGCTCTATCTAGCAACGGTAAAGATAGCGCTTTAACAAAAATAGCTAAAGGTGGAGGAACTTTATTAGGCCAATCTTGGGCAAATAGACAAGATCGCGAACCAGAAGAGTATAGTGGCCCTGAAGCACCTAAAGCATATCAACGCTTAAACACTAAATCTGCTTTAGATATTGATCCTACTGGTAATATGATGAGCGCTAGATTTAGAAAAAAGGATGAATATTCTAAACAATATGGCGACTACCTTCTTGCAAAATATCAATATGATGTTGACAAGAAAAATCAAAAAGTTCAAGAGAGAGCTCAAATGCTTGGCAACTTAACAACTGGACTCGCTATGTCATTTGGAGCTAACATGCTTTCAAAAGGTTTCAATAAAGTAACTACTGCTTATAAATCTGACAAAGCTGCAGATAACCTTAATGCATTAAGTAAAATGTCAAATGAAGACTTGACACCAGTAGACAATGCAAAGAAAACTAAGAGTATCCAGTATTTATTAGATAAAGGTACATATAAAAATTACAATTTTTCCAAGGAAGGATTACAATCCGAACTGTCTAGCTTACAACAATGCAGTGGAGGTATATGTAGTGTTATTGATGGCAATTACAGCGGAGGGCTAATCAGTCATTCATCCCCTAGCTCAGCCTATTCATATTACAATAAAGGAGGCTCAGTAGACAGTACTTCCTTCAGTAATCCGTATTCCTACTTTAATCAAGGTGGATCAGTGTTTGATTCGCAATCAAACGATTCTCGTCAATCTTTCTTTAATCAAGGAGGATCTGTTAGTAGTAGTTACTCATCAAGTAATCCATATTCTTACTTTAATCAGGGAGCACCTACATCCAATTCTCACTCGAAACATTCTCGTCAATCTTTCTTTAATCAAGAGGGATCTGTTAGTAGCAGTTACTTATCAAGTAATCCATATTCTTACTTTAATCAGGAAGGGTCTACATCCAATTCTCACTCGAAACATTCTCGTCAATCTTTCTTTAATCAAGAGGGATCTGTTAGTAGCAGTTACTCATCAAGTAATCCATATTCTTACTTTAATCAGGAAGGGTCTACATCCAATTCTCACTCGAAACATTCTCGTCAATCTTTCTTTAATCAAGGAGGATCTGTTAGTAGCAGTTACTCATCAAGTAATCCATATTCTTACTTTAATCAGGGAGGGTCTACATCCAATTCTCACTCGAAACATTCTCGTCAATCTTTCTTTAATCAAGGAGGATCTGTTAGTAGCAGTTACTCATCAAGTAATCCATATTCTTACTTTAATCAGGGAGGACCTACATCCAATTCTCACTCGAAACATTCTCGTCAATCTTTCTTTAATCAAGGAGGATCTGTTAGTAGCAGTTACTTTAATCAAGGAGGTTCTGTATTCAATGTTGATTCAAATAAATCTTCTTATTCTAACTTTAATCAAGGTAATAATGTCTCCAGTCATTCTGTTAATAAATATTCTCGCTTCAATCAAGTAGGTTCTATATTCAATACTTATTCAGATAAACCTTCTTACTCTGAGTTTAATCAAGGTAGTAGTATTTATTTTAATAATAGAAATAATAATGCGAATAAATCATTTAATTCGTATATTGGTAACTCAAGAAATCAAAGCATCATGAATTCAATGACTTCTTATAGTAGTCAACCAGCTTTTACTAACTTACCTAAATCTAATAATCCTTTCTCCGTGTCTAGAGATGGAGATCGCCCTAATAATAGATCTTCCATAAATCGCAATACTATTAATAGCCATTCTGATATAAATTTATCTCGCCCCATAAATAATGTTAGCTATCAAAACCAAAATTCTTCTTTTGATAATAAAAGTAACTACTTTAGAGATCAGTCTTACCAAAATAAAACAATGTACATGAGTAAAGGTGGCAAGGTTCACGGTCCTGGTGGGATTGACAAAGTTGGGCCAGTTATGCTTGATAAAGGTGAATATGTTGTTAAGGCTTCAAGTGTGCAAAAAGTTGAAAAGAAATATCCAGGATTTTTCAACAAATTAAACACTATCAAAATGAATCAGGGTGGCATAGTAGATAGTCCTGAAAGTAAAAAAACTGAAACCGTAAATACTCAAAACGAAAACCAAACTAATTCTAGCAATGTTACTGTTAATATTAATGTTTCACCTAATGGATCTGTATCTACTGAAGGGGGTGGCCCAAATGAGCAAGAATTTGCATCGCGAATCAAAGATGCAGTCATCAATGTTATTTCGCAAGAGCAACGAATCGGGGGTGTGCTAAGTGGCAGTTAAAAACGCTCAGTTCAACTACGATCAGGAATTCTTTCTTGATGGTTGTCAATTATCGGGGGTAGTTAGTATAGATGGTGGTTACAGTATTGATGAATCTCCTATTAATATCATAGGTAAAGGTCATACTTTTCCTGTAAGGCAAGGTTCTTTAGTTGGCAATTTTAATATTTCTAAATACTATATTGGTAAGGAAAAATTACTAGATTATACTGATGATCAACCAATTAGTGGTAGTATTAATTACGGAGACTCTAGTTTTGGTTTTCTGAGTGGTTTTCTAACTGAATATTCTCTATCTGCAGGTATTGGTCAAATTCCTACAGCTAATGCATCCATTGTAGTATACGGAGATATTGGTGAAGGTCTCAAGGACCAAGGTAACACAACTCATCCACCCATACAAATACCAAATCAAGGCTCAATACTTCTTGACGTTCATGGTTTTAATACTAATAGGGTGTCTAGCTTTGATTATTCTATACGCATCAATAGGGAGCCTATTTATAAAATTGGTGAACCTTTTCCAATTCAAGTACATACAGACTTCCCTATATATGAAGAGTTAAATGTTAGTATTGATGTTGACGACTACGAGGTTGATAAAATTTCAAGTTATCTAGAGTCTCCTATTGTGAAGGATGTTGAAATTTCTTTAAACAATCCCATTAATAATCAATTAATTGAATCTATAAAAATTCAAAATGCAAGACTATTAAGTCAATCTATTCAAAGCAGCAGTGATGCATCTTTAGCATTGCAGTTATCTTATCAGGGTTACATTAATAGATCGGATAGAATATAAAATAATGAAATTTATACCATACGAAGATGTACCTATTCGCTTATCGAATGGATCACAGCAAGAATTTTTGTTCGCCGAAAGCGCAAATTTATCAGTCCAACAGCCAACAGAGACTGCTCGACAGTTGAATGACAATTTAATTCAAATTTGTAGTTTGCAAGAATCTGACCCTACATCCACAAAACTATCCTATACTCGATTTACTTTAAATCCTGGTAAAACTTATTCTGCTGTTTTAGGTCCAACAAATGGACCCCCTAAACCTTTACCTTCATCGATATATAAAATACCTAAAGATACTCCTATTGTGTTCCCTAATCATAAGAGGTTGTTTTTTAAGCATGATGTCTTCCCGGATGGGCATAATTATGTAGTTGAATTATACTGTAACAGCGATACTTCTATTCCTGAGTCAAGTATACAAAATGGATATATCGATCCAATTTTTAAAAGTATACCTACGGGCCCTGCTGTTGGATCTTTAGATGTTAATTTTTATTTTAACTCATTTAATTTAAATAGGTTTTTTAATTTAACTGGATTATTTAATGTTAGTGATCACCCTCCAATCAATGAGCGTCACGTTCATGGCAATTTAGGCGATTTCTCTTTTGATAGAGCTTACTTAAATAATTTATCTTTTTCTCTTGCTCCAAATTCTATATCTCAGGCTACTGCTAATTTTGATATATATGGTCAGATCGATCATGATACTAGTTTAACTGAATCATATTTTAGTCGTGCTCAGTTTGATTATATGCGTAACAAATCCATTGCTCATGGCCAGAATAGTAAGATTATAGGTACTACGGAATTTGATATGGAACACCCGATTTCATGCTCTTATTCTATATCCTCTAATCGATCAGCTACATTTCAAGTTCCTGAGTCTAGCAATATAGATTCTCAAAGAAATCTCATGAATGTCCCGAAAAGGGTTTCTAATACCAATACAGTTATCAATGTTAAGATTGAGGGTGAGCATCTTGATCCATCTATTATTTCTGAAGAAAATGGATCTGAATATGCAAATTTAAAAATCTTACTAAAAGATTTAGAATATGATAACTTTTCTGACAACTCTGACGGACTTATTCAAACATTTAGCTGCTTTGGCCCAATCACCTCCAAATCATTGAGTGTTGATTCTCAAGGTTATTTAGTTGGGTCAATGAGCGCGTCCCAAACATTACGATAATGAATGTAAAAAATCCAAGTAATAATTCTAGTTTCCCCAACTTCCTTCCTTCCTTTGGTTGTACTGCATCTTTTAGTTCTGTTAATGAGTCTATAACTTTTGCTGATAACTTTAAACAAGTGTTACCTAAGGGAATAAATTCATTAACAATGAAGTTGAATTTAAATTTCAATCAGTTAACTAATATACAATCACGCGAATTAATTTCATTTTTCGAAAATCAATTTAAATATAAACCTCAATCAACAACTAATGATAGTCAAGGCAGGCCTACATTTGATAGTAAACGTTTGGATGCATTTCTATACTCTCCATTTTATCCATATAAAGCTAATCATTTTAATTGCTTACGTTATTCTGTGAATGTTAATAGGTTTAATGTAAATGATGTTTCTGCAGAACTCATTTCTATAAATAATACAATCTTGGATTCTATTGAGCCTAATGTTTTTACCACTCAATCTAGACAGCTTATGTCTGAATATGAATTAATTTGTACGGAAATTATTCCTAGCGATATTTCAAGTTTACATGGTTCAAGTACGGAAATTATTCCTAGCGATATTTCAAGTTTACATGGACATCATTCAAATTCCACTGAAGATAAAAATCATGTTTTTTCATTAAAAAATCAATCCACAGATGATGAGAAACTTTCCATATCTTTACAAGAAGGTAATTATTTATATGAAAAAGATACATATAGATCTTTTAAACTAAATGAATCATTAACGATTGGTAATAATTCTACGGAACAAGCTAGTATACAATCTACAAGCGAACATCCTTCGCAACATAGTTATAATAATGGTTTAACTGAAAATAATCAACATAGACATTCTATCTTTATTGATAACCCTAATGAGTGTTCTTTTTATCCTTATGCTCCTAGGGTTGGCGACGAACATTTAGATTGTAAGATGTTTGATTTTTATCCCAGCTATTCCACTAATATAGAGTTTTCTCCAAAATATAAAAATGCAAATCTTCAGGAGATTTCTCAAAGGTATGTCAAGTATGGATTTAATCCAAATCTATGCAATTTAAATCTTTCATTTAATAACCGCTCAAACATAGAAGCTAAGCGTATATTGTTATTTTTAGAAAATCATCTGGGATACAAGAAATTTGCATTCCATGTTCATAGTGATTATGTATCCAATAATAATAATACTAATTACAATTTAAACAACAAAAATAAAATACTATATTTTTATTGCCCAGAATGGACTCACACATTTAACTATTACAATAATCACAACATTAATGCAACATTTATAGAATGTTTGTCTTGATACATGTATAATATATTATGGCTTTCGAAGAAGATATAAAACAAGCAATAATGGATTCAGATCCATCTGCTCCGATTAGTCTATATAAATTAGAACTAAAAGATAAAAATGGCAGCTCTATAGGTTTTTATAAGTTTCACGGTGGAGAAAATGGATATCAAAATAATATACGTTATGGTGGAACTTCGAACAATAAAGACGAATATCTTTATGTTCCCCTGATTGCATCAGGTTTCGATTATGTTGATCAAACTTTACCTCGACCAACGTTAAGATTTGATAATACTGATAGTTATTTTAGCTTACGAGCTAATCACTTTGATAATTTTATTGGCTTCAGGATAGTGCGCATAAAAACCTTTGTTCGCTTCCTTGATGGATCTAATTTCCCAAACGGAGTCAATCCTTTTGGTTCTGGCAATGAATCTTCCTACCCTCAAGAAACCTACATTATTAACAAAAAAAATGTAGAGAATAATCAGGCTATCGAGTTCGAGCTTGTTTCAGTTTTTGAGAGAGAGGGCGGGTTAATTCCATCTAGAAAAATAGTATATAATGTATGTCAATGGAAGTATAGGAGTGAGCACGGGTGTGGTTACAATGGCAAACCTGTTGCAGATGAATCCAATAATATTAGTCAATTTCAGAATCCCGTGAATCGTGGAACTTATTCGGACAATGAAACATATAGTGCTAAAGATTATGTTTTTATAGACAATGGTGCTGCTGAAAAACAATTTTTCGTTTGCATCTCAAGCACAACAGCTGGTGAAAGTCCGATCACTCATCCTAAAAAGTGGGTCAAGGACTCGTGCTCGAAAAACTTAAAAGGTTGTCGATTGAGATTTAGCGAAACAGAACTAAATAGGGGGCTACCTTTTGGAGGATTTCCTGGATCTTGGCCAGCATAAACAAGCATTTCAACAATGCTTTCGTTACGCTTTATCTTCTTCTGATGCTGAGGTTTGTGGCTTTTTTTATCTAGATTTAAAAGATTCTAGTCTACGTTTTTTAAAAGTTGCAAATGAAAACCTAGTGGATCCACATTCATTCACGAGTTCCAATCCATCATTTTATACTATGTATTTAAATAATTCAGTTATCTCCCTTTTTCATAGTCACTTAACGGAAGATTACCCTAGTGAATTAGATATAGAATCAGCTAAATCTTTTAATTTACCTTCTTTTATTTTTAATATTAGCAATAAACATAGCTTTTTATATTACCCCAATAACTATCAACCAACTAATTTAAAATGTAGACAATTTATTCCTTACTTTCAAGATTGTATTATATATGTTAAAGACTATCTTTTGAGTAGGTTTAATATAAATTTACAAGGTTATGAAATTAATTGGTCGAGAAATTCACTTGATTCATTGAATCAATTATTGTTTTACCTTGACAAATTCTTTATTGAATCTTCAGTGAATAACATTAAAAGTGGTGATGTATTAATTTTTGAGCCCAATGTTTCTATTTATCCTCATATAGGTATTGTTGACAATAATTTATTTTTTCATCATCCAGTTTATGGATATCCAATTTCTGAATTTATTGGCCCTGAACTTTTAAATAAAGTGTATAAAGTATATAGGTACAAGGATTTATGAGAAAGTTTATTATTCATGGGGAATTAACTCGTTACATTGGTCGGACAGTTAATGTAAATTGTCATAGTGTAAGGGGATTTTTTGAGTATTGTTTTGGTAGATTTCCTGAATTCAGAAAATACTTTATCAATAAAATTTATAAAGGTGGTAATTTTATTTTTATTGATGATAAAAAAAATCATTTAGATGCTTATTGCTCTGATTTAATTTTAAATCAAGACTATTATCATGTATTCCCTAAATTAGAAGGTCAGGCAGGTGGTCCAATTATGGGTTTTGCTATGAATGCGTTAATGGGTTATGGCATGCAAAAGTTAGCTAATAAATTAAACCCAGTAAAATCGAGTGGTAAAGAATATGAAATTATTACAACCAATTCTTGGCTTTATTCTTCTAATGACAACCGAACTGAGCAAGGTGTTCCTATCCCTATTATTTACGGTCAATTAAAGGTTGGTAGTTTAGTCATTAATTCTAACATTTCTAACTTCGAATTTGATTATGATTCAGCTACTATTTTAAGAACGCGTAAAGTTGACTGTAATATTTTCACAGATAATCCAGGTAAAACATTTACTTTTGATCAAAGAATTCATCTGTTATCAACCATCAATAATTTTTCAATCCTTAATACGGATGAAATCGTAAATGACCATATAATTTCTTCCGAAAACAATCAAGAAGACCCCAGCAAAAGATCTCTATTAAGTGACTCTATAGTTGGTTCTCAAGCAAAAACATTTCAAGTTAGTCAAGGTAATGATAGTTATAACTCTCAC